CACGGCGTCGCCTCCAGCGCGTCGAGCACCTCAGGGGCGAGGGCGTCCCACATCCTGCCCGTTGACCGTTGGTGAGCCCAGAACTCCGCCCCGGCCTCCGTGACGGTCAACTCCACGTCATAGCCGTTCTTGCGCCACACAAAATCGATACCGCCCTCGCCAGTCGGAACGACGGAAGGCGTCGGAGTGCTGTCGCGGAACGCCTCGGCGGCAAGCCTGCGCGCGTTGGCAACTGTGGCGGCGGACGGCCGGCGCAGGTCGGTGTAATCACCCTCGCCGCGCTCAAGCTCGCCCAGGCGCTGCTCTACGTAGGCGCCCCAGCGTGTCACGGGCTCACCCCTCCGCGAGCGCGCCCGGTGCCGTCGTCGTCGAGGACGTTGCGGAACGACGTCCGCCGGGCCGCATCGGTAGTCGGGTCATGGATCGTATAGGGGTCCTCGCCGTTGCCGTGGTTGGGCTGGAAGACCCGCACGCCGCCGACCTTGAAGTACTCCGCGCACTCGTGAGTTTCGACGAGGAGGAACTGCTCGAACAGCCACCGCTGCCATGACCCGGCGTTGAACGCGGCCGGGGGAACGGGCATGTAGTGGTTCACCCGGATGGTCTTGTCGGGATGATAGGTATCAGGTCCCTCACGGGTGATGACCAGGGTGAGGCCCTTGGAGCCCTGCCCCCGGTCGAGGTCGGCGACGTAGACGCGCCAGCCCTTGTAGTCGAGCCGGGCGACGAGGTCGACTAGCGCGTGCGGGTACGGTGCCGTCTGCCGCATCTGATCGGGGTGAGTCGTCATGCCTGCCTCCAGGAGTGGCCTTCGTCCAAAAAGCCGTGCCAGCCGTCGTCGGTGCGGCCGTCCGTGTCGCCGCGCATGAGGTTGCTGATCGAGTTGCGGATCTCCAGCGACCCGTCCGGGCACTCGCGGAACGAGTGCGGCGGCGAGCACACGTGGCCGATGCTGCCCGCTCCCTCCGGGGCGTCCGCGTCGCGGGCGTTCGGCTTGAGGAAGAACACCGCAGGCAGGTCACCCGTGTAGCCGACTGTCGGCCCGAAGTAGTCTCCGGGCTGCTCGATCTCGGCCATGGAGCCGACGCGACGGCCGATCATCGCTTCTCATCCACCCAGGCCGTGAACGCCGTCCACCCCCGCTTAGACCGCAGCCACTCGGCGAACCACTCGCGGGACAGCGGGTCAGTGAAGGTGAGCGTTACCTTGTCGCCATCAGGGTGAATGTTGATCGCTTCCACGACGGCCGGCCGCTCCAGCTCGTACCAGTCGTCAAGCGGCTTCAGGTCACGCCAGCTCATGTCCTCCCCCTACCCGGCCGCTGCCGCGCAGTTCCGCAGGATGAACGCCTTGCGCACCATCGCCAGGTCACGGGCGACCGTCGCCTTCTGCGCCGCCGTCGCGCCCGGCGGCAGCTTCAGCACCGCCTCCCAGATGCCGATATCCTCGGTGCGGCTGGCGTTGGACTGCTGGCAGGACGAGATCGTGGCGTTGCGCTGGTCGCCCTGCACGTTCGAGACGCGGATCACCAGGTAGACAACCAGGCCGACCAGGACGCCGAACAGCACCAGCGTGATCGTCATGAAGACGGCCACGAAGCGGTCGCCGACGCTGTTACGCGGGATTACCGGCATTACGGGCTCCTCGCTAGCGCTCACGCGGCACCGCCTTCGCCCTGGCCGTCCTCGCGGAGTCCTCCGCTGCCGCCGCGGCGGCAGCGGCACGCGCGGCGATCACCTCCGCCTGCTTAAGGCGGTCCGTTATCGAGGCCTGCAGTTCGGTGATCTTGGCCTCGGTGGCCTGGAGCGCGATAACGGCCTCGGCGGCCGGCTCATGCCCCCCGGACTTCTTGAGGTCCATGACCTCCCGCATCATCGCCAGGCTGGTAACCAGGGCGTCCATCTCGGATTGCAGCGCGGTCGTCATCGCGCTGTTCACGAGACCGTGGATCACGTCGAGCTTGCCGTTGGTGTCGTCGAGCTTCGCCCCGACCAGGGCTGCCTGCTGCTCGGCCAGCCGGGCAACCTCGTCCGTGCGCCGGATCGACTCAGCCTGGGCCGCCTGCAGTATCGTCGCCGCCTCCGCCGCCTGCTCCGCCACGTCCCTGACCTGCCTGGCCGCCGCCCTGGCGGTCTCTGCTGCCGCCAGGGCCACCTTGTCCTGCCGCTGGTAGTCCGACAGCATGTCCTCTCGGTGCATCTGCTCAGTGCGGCGCGCGAGGATCAGCGGGGCGGTGATGCTCGCGAAGATCACCCCGGCGACGGAGACGACCAGCGTGACGATGACAGCGGGGTCCATCAGGCTGCCCGCGCGAATCTCGGGGCACTGCCCGGCAATAGCTTCCCGCCGGGCCACGGCGCGGACGGCAGGCACCGGCAACTCGGATGAACTGCCCCGGGAAAGCCTATATCGGGCATACGGGACGCAAGGTAGTTTTTCCCGTGGGCCGCCCTGCACTCGGCTGAAGTCCTGCTGTCGAGCACGCTTTTCCACCCGAGCAGGTCCCCGTACTTCCCCGCCGCCGCGTCCGTCTCCGCCGCTGCCGCCGCCCGGTTCGCCATCGCCGCCAGGTGCAGCTGGTAGTAGCCCCGTTCCGTTGCCAGCGCGTCCCGGAGCGCCGCGCCCGGTGACCCGCCCTTCGCCCCCGCCTCCTTCACCGCCGCCAGTACCCGCCGGGTCGCCGCGAGGACGTACTGCGCCCGGCGTGCCGCGTTCAGCCGCGACACCTGTGCTGAGGCCTGCCCGCCGGCACCCGCTACCGGGTGCGGCTTCTCCGTCACCATCGACAGCACCGCGCCCAGGGCCTGCCACGCGGCGGACGACAGCTTGAACCGGAGCTTCAGCGCGGCGATCATCGCGGCAACGCCGGCGGCTGCTACAGCGGCAGTAGCACCGGAGAGCAGCGCGGCAATGGCCAGGGCGAGGGCGGTGTCATCGAGGGCGTCGTCCTGCTGCTGGGGTGGCGGCTGGCCGGGCTGCTGCGGGGGCGGGGCCGGAGTGGTCATGTCGGCGGGTCGCTCATGGCTAGGTAAACGGTCCGGAAGGGCCACGCGTATTTGTGCTCGCCAACCCAGCGCATCTCACCGAACGCCTCGGTGAGCGCTCCCTGCCAGTCGGCGCGATCCCCGGTCGAGCGCATGCCGAAGCCCTGCACGTCGTAGAGCCAGCGGCCGGTCTCCCGGTCCTTCCAGATCCGCGCCTTCACGCTGCCCGCACGCCCCGGGGAGGCACGTCGCGCGGCACGGACCCGATCACCGCAGGATCGCCGCCCAGTTCGGTCACGAGCCAGGCGAGCATCTGCGCGACGCCCTGCACCTGGTCCTGCAGATCCCAGGCGATCTCCTCGGTGGCGTTGATCACGTGCCCACCTGCTCTCTTCAGCATCCGGCCGTAACAGCTACATTGCTACATTGTCGCGTTCCGGCCGCGTGCCGTGACCTAGGCGCGCCCGGACGACGCGCCCCGCAAGATGCGCGCCATCCGGGCGGCCGGCGTGGCTCAGGCCGCCGGCGTGGTGCCCGTCGCGGGCGGAACCAGGCTGGTGACCGTTCCGACCGTGCTAGTCAGGGACGCAACCGCAGCGTCAAGGGCCGTGGTGTCCACGGACGGCGGGAGAGCCGCGAGCGCGGCCTGGATGGCGGTAACGTCCGCCTGGAGGGTGGCCACCGCCGCGGCGATCGATGCGGCGTCCGCCTGGATGTCACTGTTCTGAGACATGATTCTCTCCGTATTTTGTAGGATCTTGCCGAGTGTTGCGTTGATGGAACGTAGGGGATCGAAGTCCATTACGGGACGCCCCCAAGCCCGCCCGCCCTTCCTCGGTGCCCGTCTTGGGGTTCAGGGTCAATCACGGGGCATCACCTCCTCGTCTCGGTTGCCGATGTGGACCGGCCCGTCGTGATCGCACGGCGTCTCGTCCTCGTGGACGCGCCTCGGGTGCCCCGGCTTCGAGTAGTCGACCCGGGTAACCGCTAGCCCGCGCGCGCAGTAGACGGCCTTCCCGAGCGCGGCGAAGTCGGTCACTGCGACGCCCCCGGAACCCCGCCCGCCACCGGCAAGTTCCCCGGCGGCTTAGGCGCTCCCATCGCAGGCATCTGCATCCTCGGCGGAGGAGCTGTCGACGGGGGCGTGCTCCCCGCCTGCTTCGCCGCCGCCTGCTGCGCAATAGCCGTCCCCGCCGTCGCCAGCCCCTGCAACTGGCCCAGTCCAGCAGCCGCCTCCGGGGGCATGCCCGGCGGCGGGTTGCCCGCGAGCTGCTCCGCCCGCTGCGACGCGGTGGACACGAGCGCGTCATGGACCTGGTCGACGTCCAGCTGCAGGATGCTCGCCATCCGCTCCGTGATCAGGTCAAAGACCGCGAGGGGCACGTGAAGTACGGGGGCGGCCGACATCTGGCCGAACATCGTCAGGAGCATCTGCACCTGCTCGTCCTGCAAGGGCCCGAACTTCGCCTGCGGGTACGACGCGTTAGCCCCGAAGTTGAGCATGATCAGCGGCCGGATCACGTCATGGGAGATGCTGTCCGCGATCTCCTTCGCCACGCCCTGCCGGGACTTGAGGTAGAAGTCGCTCTGGTCCTGCGACAGGCTGTACGCGCCCTTGCCGCCCGTTGACGCAGAGGCGAGGCCGAGGAAGCCCGCGAGGACGCTGCTAATTGACCAGCTTTGGAGGAAAGCTAGCGCCTGCTCGAAGAACTCGCCCGCATTTCCGGCTGACGGAATAGCCTCAAAAGCCTTCTGGCCCTCGATCGGATGCACCAGGCCGACGACGCCGGAACCGCGCAACTGAGAAATGTCATCGGCGCGCTGCGTCGCCTCCGGCTGGTCGTTGCCGTAGGCAACAAGGCGCTGCAATGCCATTCCCTCAAGGAACTGATACCAGAGGTAAAGGAGCTTCATAGACGTGGAATGGCACCAGAAAGTTACCTCAATTTCACTGACACCAGTCAGCGGCTCACGGAACTTGCCGTGCGTGTAAATGTAGCTGCGGACCTTCGGAATATCCACGTAGCCCGGCACTTTTTGTTTCTGGCTCACCATCAGGTTGCCGCCGAATAGCCAGACTTGCTGCCTGAAACCATTCGGCTCGCCGGTCCTGTCGTTGTACCTTGCCTGGCAGGTCGCAGGGGGGCGGTAGGCAATCTTACGGTAAATGATCTTGCCGTCGCTGTCGCGCTGGCCCCAGGTCTTCTCAAAGAAAGCGCGCTTATACAATTGCGCAGAAGTTATCTGGCCGATCAACTCGGTGAACGGCGTTTTCATTCCGCCAGAGGTGTCCGGGGTCAGGAGAACACCGCGCGTGAAATCACACTCTCCGGTGTCACCCTTGCCGGGCTCGATACTGAAATCGGCCTCACGGATAGGCAGCGTCAGGACAAGTTCAAGGGCAGATGCGGTCCCGTTCCTGCTGAGCATCGCTTTATAGCCTAAATTAAATCACGGGCCGAGAATTCACCATAGTCGACCCGCTTAAGAAGACATCCCCGTCGCCATAATATGCGAAAAGCCTTTGTCCCATATCGAATGAGGTCCCAAGCTCTGGGCCCATCAGGGCACTCTTGCCGCCGTCGCTGCGGCTGCCCTTTGGCGGAAGATCGGGAAAGGCGATCACGTTGGCGTTGTTGGATGCCATCTGTTTTGCACCACCCCCTCTCCCGACGGGGCGCACGCGGGCGCCAGGGATGCACGTGCGTACGAGTCGTGCAGATGCACGTGCATCCCTCATGCTAGCGCCCTCGGGCGGGCGGCGTCACGCAGGCTTACGCTTGGCCTCCGCCTGCGCCCTAGTGCACGTCTTGCACTGGCGCGCGGTCCTGCCGCCACGGCCTGACGTCCCGCTTGCGCTAACCTGTGCGGCATGGACGCGACCGAGGAGGCCCTGACGATCGTCCGGGTGCGCGCCTGGCTCCGCTCCGGCCGGGCACGGGAGATCCGCAGGCGGGCCGGGCTGTCCCAGTCGGACGTCGGCCGGGCGGTAGGCACCGACTACTCGCAGGTATGCCGGTGGGAGACAGGGAAAGCGGTACCGGTACGGGGAGCGGTGCTGAAGCTCGCGGAACTGTACGACGGGCTGGAACGCCTGACGGCCGAGGCGGCTGCGGATACCGTGGCCAGCGCGCAGGAGCGGGGCGTGGTCGTGGTCGCGCCCGGCGCGGTCACGGCGGAGGCGGGGACGTGGGACTAGACACCAGTCACGGCTGCTGGAACGGGCCGTACACGGGGTTCCAGCGGTGGCGGCAGGAAGGCGTGTGCACCCGCTTAGTGCCACGACCTGACGTTGCCCCGCACCGGCCGCTCCTGCTCGTCCTGCGGGCCAAAACCGTCCAAATCCCAGGGCGCGTCATCCAGTCCCTCCGCTGCCCTGCCAGCGATCTCCCTCATCCGCCGCTGTGCCTTCGTCTCCTCGTTCACGCCCATGCCGTCCAGCTCCTGAGCCCCGGCCCACTTGCGGACAGTGCCCGGCGAGCCGTCGCCGAGGTGCGGGACGAACGCCTGGACCACCGCGGTGCCGTCGTCAGGGGACCGTCCGATCCGCTCCCGGATGTCATCCGTGCTTTCCACCAGGATCTTCCCTCCGGAGCGGACTTCCCACTTGGGGGTTGACAGGTCACCGAGCAGCATCTCGTCGTCGGGAAGGCAGATGTCCGGGCTGGCTGACGGGTCCAGTGCCTCGCGAAGGTGCCACCATGCCTCACTCCGGCGGTTAAAAAAGCCCAGCTCGCGAGTGTGATCCTTGGCCTTGGAGGCGCGGGAGGCGTTGAACGCCACGACCAGGGCGCGCTGCTCGCGGAGGCGGTCGACGACGCCGGCGCCGATGCCGATCACGTCGACCACGGCGGTGCGGGAGGTGTCGGCGTCGAGGACGCCCTTCACGCGGCCGGTGGTCTGCATCGTGTCTTCCCTGGTGTACCGGCGCAACTCGGTGATCACAGGCCCGTCGCGGACGGCGAGGACGGTCTTGTCGGTGCCGAACCGGGCGACGTCCACGCCGACCGTGCGGGGCCTGCCAGTGTCCGGCTTGCCCGCGGCCTCCCACTCGTGCCAGCGGGCCACCGCGGCCTCCGCCCACGCGAGGGGGATCACCGAGTCCTCGTCGCTGGCGTAGAACTCGCCCCTGACGCGGTTCTGGTAGATCGCCGAGTTCTCGCCCCACTGCCGGCGGCGCTGCTCCGCCCACTCCGCGCTGATCTGCCCGGCCTCGATCGCCTGGTCGAGGGTGACGTGGCGGGCGTGCCAGTCCTCGTAACCGGGCTTGCGGGACTGGATGTCGTAGAAGCGGCCGTTCGGCGCGCCGGGCGTCGACAGGGCCATGGCGAACGCCTCGCCGGTGCCGTTCAGCGCGCCCTCGCAGGCGTCGAACGTTGCGGCCGGGATCGCTTTCGCCTCGTCGAAGATGAACAGCAGGCTGTCGGCGTGGGCGCCCTCGATGAGGGCTGAGTTAGCGGACGCGCTGGCGAATGCCGCGCCGTGGTTCAGGCGCAGGTTCAGGTTCATCAGCTGCGACGGGCTGAACGGGTGGCCGCGCAGGCGGAGGTTCAGTTCCTCGTGCTCTGTCGGCCTGCGGCCCGCGCGCACCTGGTCCCAGCGGACGCGCTGTACCCACTTGTGTATCTCTGGCCACAAGAATCGAGAAATCTGATGCCAGGACCCTGCAGTCGTGGCAACCTTCCAGTCAACGCCCGCGGCGTCGCGCGTCAAGGCGAACCACAGGATCACCCAGGCACTTATGGAGCTGTTGTGCGTCGGGATCATCGACTCGCCCGCGAGGTACAGGTGCGACGGCGAGTCAACCTCGATGCACTGCGTCGGCCGGTCGTCGACCTTGCGGATGCCCGTGATCGTCCGCTGGGTGTGACGGGAGGCCTGGACCGCGCGCGGCGTCCAGGCGTAGCGCTTGAGGTGGTACGGGTTGAAGTCGAACCGGGCGGCGATCCGCCACCTGCGGCCGACCACGCGGCCGTTCAGCTTGGAGTCACTCTCGCTGACGCGGACGGCGAGGCCGAGGGAGCGGAGCACCTCCGCGAAGTCCTCCGCGAGCGGCTTGCAGCTCAGCGAGATCTCGTCGCACCCGCCTGCCTGCCGGTACCCGTCGGAGTCCATCAGGCCGCGCACGAGCTCGATGCGCTGCGCGGTGGAGGATCGCAGGTAGGACATCGGGATGCGCTTGTTGCCGAGCACCCCGAGCGCGCGGAGCCGGACGGCGAGGGAGTCGGTGCGCGACTCTCCGTTGCCGCGCCTGACGGGCCGGCTGGAGATGGTAACGGTCAGGGTGGAAGGGCGCTCGCGGTGCCGTCCCAGCGTGCCGTGGTGGTAGCCGGCGCGGCCGAGGTGCTCCTTCAGGCTCGGCCAGTCGTCCTCGTGGACCGTGATCCGCGCGGTCGAGGTGTTCCCGTCGCCGAGCCAGTAGCCAAAGATGTACGGGTCAACCGGAAGGTCCGCTTCGGGCAGTTCCAGTGAGCGCGCCACCGGAATGCGCCACCGGAGTTGGCCGCCGGCCGAGCGCAGGTGCTCCGCCAT